CATTGCTTCCGAGACATCAAGGATCGATTCCAACGCCCTAGGGAATACATCACCACCGATTGATTTAAAAGTCAATAATAATGCTTGCGCTCCGATAGTGGCTTCATCCCCTACTTTCGTTACATTTTGCAATTCACTTGCCATCACCTTTAATTCATCGGCTGTGAGTCCAGCGGCGTGTCCAGTGGCTTTTAAAGTTTGGTCTAATTTTGCTTCTGCTGATTCCTGTATCTGGAAAAGATTTTCGGCCTGTTTCCCTAAATCAAACAATTTTTTTGCAACTAATGCAAAACCTATGCCAGTAAATAATTTTCCTAGCGTTGACCCTAGTTTAGCCGTTGATTCTCCGAATTTCTCTGTATTTTCTTTTGAGGTTTTAATAGATTTATCTAATTTTGAGTTGTCACCTACAATTTCTACACGCATTGCGCCTAATAGATCAGCTGCCATTATAATAAATCTCCATATTTTTCTTTTAAATCATCCAGGGTCCTGTTTGCCTTTTCATCTGATATTTCATCTTTAAAAGTAAACCCATGTAAAATATGATCATATCTATACTTCACTGACCACATATAAATTATCTCGTCTATGGCCAGTTCTTTCATCACATAACTTTTTTTGTATCCACAGTTTGTAATGAGCTCTGTAATAATCTGGCTAATGCTTCTGGTGTTATTGTGTCCATTATCAGGAGCATCGCCTCTGTCGCTTTCTGTTCCCGTTCCATCTCTTTTTTTTTAGTCCCTATTATCGGTTCAAGAGCATTATCTATAAATTGGGATAGAGCGTTTATATCCATATGTTTTAAGATGTAATCTTTAGTCAGCAGCTGTCTTTTAACCCAGTCAAATAGAGTAACAATTTTAAAATCCTGACGTATGAGCAAAAAAACAACGTCAAGCATTGCAATATAAAAATCCATATCTGTGGTTATTGATTTATTTTCTTCAGTTCCTTTTTTGCTGATCCTGTTAAATAAATCTGTAGCTTTCAGCGATCTCTCAGCAGATATCCAGATTTTAAACTTCTTTTTCCCGATAGATAAAAACTTATCTCCTGGTATTAATATCTTTAAATCTTCTTCCATTATTTATCCTTTAAAAATGCCCCCGGCATCAGATACCGGAGGTAGTTAATTATGCAATCACTTCATTGTAGTAGTTTGTTTCCCGGAGATTTGCTCCATCTGCTCTATCTGGATCACTCTCACCAACCAACGAAATTGGCACTGTTACAGTCGGACTGGTATCATCTTTGTTTTTAAAAGTGATAACTTCCCCGGCATTTACGATGCAATAGAAAATATCATACTGAGCGACATAATAGTACGGCGTCCCGACGGCAATGCTCAGCTCGGCAGCTACAACAGAATCAGCTTTATCAACAGTTCTATTGATCATTCTTATACCGACTCTTCCGGCTGCAACTAATCCACCTGTAGTCACCTTAGTGTTTACTGATGGTGTATAATCATACAGCACAGTCATTGTCTGGACCTCTGTCGTAACAGTTGTTGAATCAATAACCATAATTGACCATTTACCTGTACTTGCATCTTTAATCAGAGAATAATCAGCAGGTGTAGCAATAACACCGTCAACAGATCCTGTAATTGATGTTATAGACGGTGATGTTCCGTCTGCGTTCTGCCCTTCGATCTCAAAAGGGACATCAAATAACCATGCACCGGATGCCTGAACCTGTGAAGCTCCAACAACAGGAGTACCGGCAGTCTGTGAGACAACATCGATTCCACCTCGTAAAGCAGCTATTTTAACAGGGTCATTTTCCCATAGATTACCTGTTACTACGATTTCCTGTGATGCTACCCCGTCGGCCCTTGCAGGCTTTGCTGCATTATCCGGCTCTCCATCAAGCGGCGCAATAGTCTCTGTCATTACAAGAGCGTCAGCCGCCCCAAGCCCAGTAAATGAGGCAAAATTATCGAGTGTATAAAACATTGCTGCTGACCCGATTTGTACCGTTTTTTCATTTAATACCTGTGTTTGATTTAAACCCATTTTTTAACTCCTTCCCGATATCGGGTACTATACATATGATAACTGTTTTTTCTATATTTATCTATATTCTAATCTCAATTCAACTATTACACCGCTCTGGTCGGGATCGTTTACGCTTCCAGTTATAGAACTCTCGAATCTTGCAACAAACCCGCTAACGCCTCCCTGCGAGTCCCTAAAGTACTCATTTACAGCATTAGCGACATTCTGACTTTCATTTTCTGAGGAAGCATAACAGGAAACGGTTATATTGCTAGTCCCAACTCCATACTGAACATCTGTAATAAGTCTTCGAATTGATATAGCCGGTAGATTTGTCTGCTCTTCCGGGAATGTTCCAATTAATACGAGCGGAAATATTGAATCTATTCCCCCAGATTTAAACTTACCGAGTAAATCAGTGATTGCCGATTCTTCTTTTATCAGTGCTAATACAACTTCTAAATCAGTCAACGTATTTTACCGCCTTGTATAATTTTTTGAATATGCTGTTTATTTTTTTGATTGATGTAAAAAAAGCAGGTCTTAAAAATGGATATGCTTTGTGAAATCTTGTTCCAAACTCAATATAAGGAGCGTATTCTGTAGGGGTTCCAACGAAAGCCCTTGTTTTATCAACGGCCCTGGTAATACTCTGCTTTAAAGTTCCGGTATCGACATTGACTTTTTCCACTGCTTTACCTTCCACAAGTATTGCAGACTCATGCAATGCCTTAGTTGTTGCAATATCAAAATCTTTCATAGCAATTGAGCCATTCCACTTTAGTTTAGATTTTATTTCAAAGCTCATCTTTTTATACTCGCTGTAACAACAAATACCTCGTCGAGATCTAATGCATTCTCCCCATTGTATAAATCGTATGTTTCTTCAACGCCGTTTTTTGTGACTATTGCGGTATCTCCCGGGAGAATGTTACCTGTAATTTTTATAGGATCAAGGATTATTTTGTGTGTTGAGGGATTGTTTATCCGATCCATCACAAATTGTTCATTTGCTGATAACTGACCAAATCCGGCAAGACCGTCAAATTTAGTAACAGGACTACCATATTCTGGTTGCCCTGCTGCATCAAACCCGGTTATCTCACCAAGTCCCTGTATCACAACAGGGGTTTGCATCTCTTCTGCAAAACAATCAAGAAAAGCCATTAGTGACCCCCTTGATACTGTGGAAATGCTTTCACAAACCAGGAAGGCATCCCGTATTTATTATCTATCTCTTGATCTTTCCCGGCAAAAGACTTTGATACACCAAGAATAGACTTTGAAGCAAGAGAATTTGACGGTAAACTGGTCGAAGTCTGATTAATCAAATACTGTATACCCTTTGCAATTGTTGTCTGCATCCCGATAGTTACACCAATAAATAATTGTGCTGAAACATTGGTTTCTGTAGGGACAACTGACAATTTAATTACCGGGACTGAATAGGTTACACCATCAAACTCAATAGATCCACTATTGTAATAAATCTCATCAATATAGGTTTCTGCAGGAATTCCTTCACCCTCGATAAGCTGACCAACTTTCAAATATTCCTCAAGATCATCAATAAAATAATCGTTATTTATTCCTGAACACCAAACACGACCGGATCTGTATTTATAATTGACACCATTACAAGTAAAGCCATACACAGGCACATACAGGACGTCTACAGTCACATCACCTATTATCTGGTCGTTATACCTGTTATTTGTGATATCCTTCACCTTAGAGTCGATTATCGGTATTTGTGCGGTTATTACTGCATCCTGTGAAGTGTCCGATATCCCTAAAAGTGTTTTTGTTTTTGCCAGTGTTATTACTTTCATGTCAATATTTCCTGGAATAAAGGTGATGGAGTACCAATATGCAGACCCTGGAAAAGGAGTGTTTGGTCAACAAGTCCAGACATATCATCAGATACCCTTACACCAAGTTTGTCACCTGCTTTAAGCGTTACCGGTGCTCCTGCTTTTGCAAATGTCCACCTTGCATCTAATGATTCATTCCCTAATCCGTATTTTGATATATTAACGTCATAACAATATCTTCCCCAATCAACATTTGTTTTCACAGGGAAACCGTTCCCAATCTTCAATTTAATTCCTCCGGTTTCAAAAAAGAACTCAATACCATTTGCAAGGGTTATTCCATTTCCATAGCTGCCAGAGTCAAAAGAACCTGAATCAACAACATGCACCAAAAGTCTGTATACTAATATTTGTTCACCGGGCTGAGCCTCTATGTAATATTCTTTAGTACCGACCCCTGAACCAGAATAATTTTTATTGATACTCTTATCACCCGTCAAAAGTCCATCGTCTGACGCAAATCTGAATAACTGAAAAGCGTCTATATCACTACCATTATAACCCACAACTACACCTCCTTACTTCTTCAGTCTCCACCCGCATTTTTTATGATCTTCTACAAGGCTTTCTCTTACCTGTATATGGTGTTTTGTCCCGTGATACATATCGATGAGTTTTTGGGATTTCTTTTTATCATCCATGGGTTACACCTGATTTCTTCTCTGCTGCTTCTGCATCCTTTTTCAGCTTTGCATCTTCTGCTGATTTCTTCTGCTGTGAAGAGGTAAAATAACCGTTTCCATTCCAGATCTCTACATCTGATTTATTGCAAATAACAACGTCTTTCCCTTTATAAACTTTGACCGTTTCAACTCTCATTTTCTATTTCTCCTATAACTGACAAAAGGAGCCCGAAGGCTCCAATGATTTAAAATTGATTAGCTCAACAGTATAACCGCGTGTTCCGGTTTAACCATCTCATAACCCCAGGCAATACCGACAAAGTATGTAACCTGTCTAAACTGCTTGTATATAGCAACTTCAAACGCAAGACCACTAAAAGGATCAACGATAGTCATTCTGTCCTGTGCCTCATCCCCTTCAGTCGGAAGGGCAGGAAGTCTTGTTGCAAGGACAATAGAGTTTCTATCAAATGCAAGGTTCTGCCCTGTAGAGGTGGCCCCAACAGTAAGAGCAACGGCTGAAGTGGCAAGAGCAACTTTAAGCCCCGGCCCCGCAAGAACAAGAACGCCAGGAGCGGCAAGGCCTGTTTTAACAACGTATTTAGTTGTATCACCGGCAAATGTGATTGTATCACCCGCAAGGATAGTTCCTGATCCAGTAATCAGAGTTATAGAAGTAGCCCCAATCGCATAACCTGCAGTATCAGAAGTATAAGAAGTTCCTGTTCCTTTTGTATGAGATGGAACCTGATTAGATTCTCCAACCATAAAAGACTGAATTCTTCCAAGTGCTCCGTTTCTGAGCATGTTATCAGTCCCGGCCTCGTTCACTTTAAATAGGACAGACTGTTTACCTCTCAGGCTTCCGGCGGATGCGTTTGAAAGCACCATATGAAGATCTGAAGAAGGAGAACCGTTTACATTAAGAGCCTCAAGAGATCCAGCGAAATCTGACAAATTACCTGCAGTTGCAAAAGGTAATGTCCCGGCAGCACCAACGGAGTTGGAGGTTTTTGTATACAGCCCGGCAACATCAACCTCAATCTCGTTTGTCAATTCTCTAAATGCCTGGGCGAATTTGTCTGAAAGAATAGGGTTAACCAAAGGATTATCGTTATTCCCTAGTCCTTTCTGTTCTTCCCCATTCCACGAAAACTGAACATATCTTGATTTAGATATTGATAAATCAACCTTTCCGATTGTCTGATCTGCTCCGGTAGGCCCAGTAGCCCCAGGTGTAATATCTGCGGCAGCGAAAGACGGTACAACAGGAGAAGAAACAGTCTGCCCCTTTGCCGCTCTCTCTATTCCTGAATCTCTACGAACTGCCGGGATAAATCCAACAAGTTCTCTCGATACTGTATCTAACGCATGATAAAGCGTTCCGATAAGCTCTGTTAATGTATTAGCCATTTGTTAGCTCCTATTAATCGACAACAGAAAAGTCCTTACTAAGAGCAATTTCTCTCTGTTTGTCTATAGTCATTGACTCAAAGTCAGACCGTTTAATTGTTTTTGCAGGATCAACAGTGCTCGTTTTCGGCTTTGCATCTCCGTACAACTTCTTTATATCGTTACTTACACGCTCATCAACTGCGGATTTATACCGCTTTGCCTCACTTTCGAGTAAAGAAACAGCTTTATCCCCGTGATTCAGAAATAAATCAACATCACCGCTATAATCAAGCTCTTTTGCTTTTGCCTGCAATGATGATTTCAATACTGATCGTTTCCCTGTAGCCTCAAGAGCATCAATTCTCTCTTTCTGCTCTCTAATGATCTTCTGTTCTTTTGATTCTTCAGGGTTGACCTCTTTAATGGTCTTTTCCCTTTCATCTTTTAACAGACCCGGTAATTTATCAGCTGTGAATTTATCATCATGACTTTTTACTGCAATAGATACTAAACTATCATTTGCACTTTTCAATAAATCAGTCTTGGCAATAAGTTCCTTTGCTTCTTCTACAGTCTTAACCCCTGCAAGTACATCTAAGCCCTTTACAAGTGTTTCAATTGCTGCAATATCAGCACCATCTTTCAATCCAGCTTTGATAAGCTTCAGTAATTCTTCCATTTAATTCATCCTTTCCCGTTCCAGTACATGCCCGGATCAGTAAAATATTTTATCTTTACATAAGATTCTTTATACTTACCATGATACTACATGTATGTTAGGTTATCAATAGTTAAGTAATCCATGCAATTATAACTAAAAAAAAGCCCCCATTATGGGAGCTATCTGTAAATATGGTGCAATTTATTTATCTGTATATTTTGCAAAGGTCTTTCATATATCCTGAACCTTCAACATCATAATATCTTTCTTCATCTTCTCCGAACGCCTGGAAGATTGTTGTTATAGTTGTTGATTCATTAATACCAGCGGCTAATTCCACTTCACATTTGTACCATTTATTTTCTATCATTCTATTTATCCTTTATCTCTGTATACTGTTTATCCCTTTAATTATAGCCCTATATATTTTTGCTTGCTGTTGGCAAATCTTTTTTTCTTTCTTTGCTAATTCACCGCAATGCAAATCCGATGTTTTCTCACCCCAAGTGTTTATACCGGATTTAGCTGTCGCAAGCTCTCTTTTATAAAAGTTCACCATTGTATCAACAAGATACCCGCCGTCCATCTTTTGATGTTTTACATATAGGTTCTTTGTCAATTCTAATATTTTTGAATATGGATCTATATACTTCATTTGATCTCCTTTGTTTCAAAGAGAGGCTTTAATATTGTCTGGATTTCTTTGTACTGTTTATCCATTTCAAGGAGAGGTTTAATAAAGGCTTCAGCCTGTTCTACTCGTTTTAATTCATCAGGTGTTAAATCGTCTCTGAAGTTTTCGCTGTAGTCAGATGCACATTGGTTCCGACCTGCTCTCCATGTGTTCTGTTTATCTTTCAATCCGACAAGATCATAAACCATGTTTGTATAAAGACTATAGGCATGTCCGTGTGTTCTTTTTGGCTCTCCTGACTCCTGTACTGCATCGGTTAGGGATTTACGGGTCTCAATGCCTATTGCTCTTGTTATCTCCTGTTTCTGAATATAGTCCCTCATCTTGAAGAACTCTTTTACAAGCTTCTTTTTAAACTTCTTCACCTTGTCGCTGTTCTTCATAAAGGTTGTAAGTAATGTGGCTTGCTGTTCATTCAGCATATACAGAGTCTTAGGCCTCCCACCTGACTTTTCGGGTTTAGTGATTTCAAATCGCATAACCCCAAACTCTTCAAGATCCTTATAATGATTAGTTATCAATCTTGTAATAGATCTTCTTTCTATGTCTGCCAACAATGCCAGACCCTCAGAATCAATAAAACACTTCTTGTTCTCTACTTTTATTATATCACTCATAGTATGATTATACAGTTATGTGTTATTTCACGTCAATGTTATTATTGACACTTTATGCATGATTCTGTATAATTTATTTAGGTGTGATTTTAAATCGCATCTTGAAGGTTAATCACTTGAAATGATTAACTCAACAATGAGTAAAAGGAGAGATTATGATACCAATACATTTTAAAGAGGCAACCATTGAATTAAAAAAGCCTCCAACAATGACAGATGAAGAATGTTCAAGCCTGTGGATATATAGCCAGAATGGGACATGTATAAGTTTGTGGACAACTTCACTATGGGAAAGGATAATGTTTCTATTTCATGGGCATGTATGGATAGGGATAATGTCAGGGGATACACAACCCCCTATATGGCTTGATTCTAAAAATTCATTATTTGAAAAACCAAAGAAAAACAGCCGTAGTGTTTAGGCAAGGAGCTAATTATGAAAACAAGAAAAGTTAAAGTAAAAAAGATTAAAATGTCTCTACGGGATCTATTCGCTTGTCATGCAATTTCTGTAGGGATTCTTTCAGACAAAAAGACAACTTATTACACTTATTGTGATGCGGCTAAACAGGCTTACGAAATCGCTGACGCGCTCATTGATGCGAGAAAAGGATAATATTATGGATAATAAAAGATGGAGCAGATTGCATGATGAGAAAGAGCGTCTTGAATCTGAAATTGAAGCTTTGGTTAATAAATTATCATCAAAAGAAGTGGAACTGGTAGAAGTTAATCAGGATCTCGATGATTTTAACATTGAAAAGTAGTATTTAGTTATCAAATATAAGGTGGTAGAGAATGAGTGAAGAACAAAAAGAAAAATGTCCTAAATGTGGCGCTGATGTCAGATATTATCATTTAAGTACAAGGATGACGGGTACGATGTGGACTGCAACCGATGTTAGATGTTCAAAGAAATGTTCTGGGTTTGATATAATTAGGCATATTGATCACGCCCCGACTAAAAATCAATAATACAATCTAACTACTAAGAGATTAAGGAGAGGATATGAGAATCTTTAAATTGGTGATTGCCTTTATCTTGATCGCTTTAGGGGTTGCAATAGCTGTAATCTCTGTTTTTGGGATATTTACTCATATAGAGGGATCATCTGAAGCGTGCACTACTGGCGTTTTAATTGCTGGGATAGGATTTATTATAAAACTATAGAGCTAACTATTATTAAGGAGAGATATATGATTGATTTTGATGATACTGTAAAAGAAATTCTTGGTAGGCCTAATTTTACTTGCGCAAAGATTGCAGAAAGATTGAGGGGTAAAGGCTTAGTTATAGAAAATAAATCAGAAGCAGAACAGGCAAATGTTTTATACTGGCTTTTAACTATGTATGAAAAGCATGGTTGTGAATGGAGGACTGAAGGGGATAAGTTTCTTAATGATCCTGATTCCGTAATAGCATAATAATCCAATCACTTACTAACTATACGGCCTGACTTATTAAAAGTTAGGCCGTATAGTTATAGTTGTATCCCTAATTCATTACAAATATATTTTAATTTTTCTTGCCAACCTTCCTGGAGATGATTTGATTTCTTTATATTGGCATCCCTGGTTAATGGTTGTAGATTCCTGTAGTTAAAACAAACTAATTGATGATCTTCCAGGAGAAAATTGAAATAGTCATAAGGGATTATATGATCAATTGTGTGGATCTTTTCATCATATCCGATAGATACAAGGTAATCATAAGCTTGCTTTCCTGTACAGCCTAATAGCCTGTTTATAACTACAGCCCTATCACCTTTCTTGTATTTAATGGCTTTCCTTAATGCGATCCTGGCATCTTCTTTAATTCTGAAAGCTTCATCATTCTTTAATCTGTCTTTTCTTTTTTGGTATAATCTCGCTTTATTCTCTTGATGCCATTTAGCACCATTTTTTTTATATTGGCCTTTATTCTCTACGTAATAATCCTCATGATACTTTTTATATCTTTTCTGCTGACATTTTTTACAGGTAGCCCTATATCTTCTATAAGAATACTCCCTATCACCTTGTTTATGGTTTGATATGAAAATATGGTAATTATCAACGCTTTGCTCTACCTGGCAAACTTTACATTTAATTTCTGTAATTCCTACTGTTCTATCTTTTATATCCATAGCAATATTATATGACATAAACGACATCATATCAACTAACGATTCTACCGCTCTTATTAAACTTTAAATTGTGAGTTTTCATCCAGTCATTGAAGTTCTTATATGTTGCCTCTTCAATCTCCCCTGTAACAGGGTTCCTTCCTGTTCGCCGCCCTGGTGGGGTATCTGGAACTACGTCTATTGACCGTCCCCTATCCTGGATGTCCCACCTTGCTACTCCAGAATTCCCTATAATCATAACTTTTAATCCCCCTGGATAAATAAAAGGCTTATCACATTCAACTTCCTGGCCATCAATTTGTGCTGACTGTTCCCGGGTTCTATTGTCCAGAGTCTCTATTGCTTTCCGTTTTAGCTCCAACCCTGCATCAATAGCGGCCTGTGTGTTGGCAAACGCTCCGCTGTTCATATTTCTTGCGCCCTCTGTTCTGGCTATCCTCAGAGCGTTTGAAGCTGATACTTCCATTCTCTCTTTTACATCTGAGGCAATATCTTTGAATACTTTCTGCAAGTCTTTTGCAGTTTTTACAGATGACTGGCCTTTCAATAATCCTTGTGTAATAACTTCCTGTAATTTCAAGAGGTCTTTTATTCTGTTGTCATTTAATGTTTTAGCAAGAGTTCCATGTTTTGGGAATAACGGTTTTAAGGCTTTCTTTTGTGCTTTTGATAGGCTATCCCATACTTTAGGTGTGCCTAATACTGAGGATTCAATAGTTGCTTTATTCAGGACTGCGAAATACTGGAAATCTTTAACTCCCTTGAATGCATCAGCAGAGAACCAGTTAACAGCATACATATTTTCATAATATTCATTGCTGATCGCCAGTGTGGATGATTCTACCTGTAGCAATCCTGCTTTTCCTGCAGCTTTGTTATATATGGCTGCTATCTGCGATTTGAGGGAGGCTAAACGGTTAAACTTCACGATCTCATTGTAATAATCTTCTGGCTTAACACCGGTTAAAAACTTCGTTCTGATTGCTTCAAGCTCTTTGGTTATATCCTGCCATGCTTTTTTATACTGGTCTGTGATTTTCTTAGAGATCCCGGCTGGAACAGGATTCCCGTCTTTATCCCAGTTCCAGGCACCGATTAAATCCTGAGTTCTTTGTGTTGATATTTCCTGTAGTTCCTCAAGTGTTGATCCTGCCATTATTCAGTCTCATCAAATGTTATTGTATTTTGCGGCAATTCACCTTTCAATAATTCAAGTTCTTTTTCTGCATCCGGTATTAAATCTTTCGGTAAAAACTTAATAGCAGATTCTCTTGATATTATTCCTGTTAGTAGCTGTAATATTTCTGCCTTTGCTTTTACATCTACCGGAATGTTCCTTTTTGATGTAATGACAGCTTTATAGTCTTCAATGGCAATAGATGCAGTAGAAGCATTATACAGGTCCCCATACAGTTGTAATCTCCTATCTAATCCTTGCGAAAAATAGGTTTGTATTTGCGATGCTTTAAATTCCATCCCGATTAGCTTAAATGCAATAGCTATTCCTGACTGGTCACCATTTGCAAAACTTTCGGCTGTCATATCCGGGTCTTTTATTGATTTGTGGAATAATCTTTCAAACCTATCCATTAAATCACTGTAAAATTCCTTTATCCCTCCGAACTCTTTTTGCAGATATTCTGGCCAGTGACTTACCTCTTCGCCTAATTCGTCGAGTATGCTTATTTCTCCATCGCTTAGCTTCTTTGCTAATGCATCCGTAACCTTTTTCCCAAAGAGCATAATCATTGCGTTGAAGCGATCTACCTCATTTAGTGATTTTGATAGTACTTCATCATGAGCATCTATCAAGCTTTTCTCTGCTTCAAAATATGCCAATGACCGGCGGTTTGATCTAAAGACATTAACCGGGACTATTTTATATGGATATCTGGTTTCTTCATCTTCCCTCATCCACACATCAGAGTCTTTCTTTTTAATCCATGTCTCTTTAAACTCAGGGTAATATATATCTGCTGTAATGGTCTCTTTCTGCTCTGTAAAATGGATAGCTGATAATAGCTCTTTCTTAAGATCGGTTGAATGATTAAGCAATATCTCTGAGTTAGGGACAATTTTGTATTCGGCTGTTAATAGCCCTCCTGGAAGATTCTTTCTGTCAGAAGTCCACCATAATTCATATGATTCACCTTGGTTTAACGATTCTTCATAAAGTTCTGAATTCTCCAGGTCTACTTTATTGTATGTGTCCATTGCATCCATATAAGCGATAAAGGGGTCAACAGTTGCTGATACCTCTTCTTTAACTTCTACCTCTTCGTATGAGGTTTTAACATCCCCGGCCCGTCCAGCATATCCGGCCATGTCTTCAACGGCTGATTTAGCCAAAGGTGTCGGGATTCTATTGTCAGGAGCTTTTCCGGCTTTCTTGTCCAGAATCGCAGGATTATTCCCGATGACATACCGCTCATTCTCTGCTATTGTCATGCGCTTTGATTTCATCGCACCATATAATTTATCTAATTCTTTGCTATTTACAGCCATTATTTACCCCTTTAATGGAATGATTGCTCACTTGTATAATATCGCCTTTTTACTAAACTAGCAAACGAATCGGGAGCGTCATCATGCCCTGCATTCTCGTTATAGTCCATTATTTCAGCTATATATTCAGGATCACCTTGTTCAAGATCAAATATAACATCTTTCCAGCGTGCTTTCCCATATGTAGATATTTTATAGTATTTATTCATTCCTTCATGATATCCGGTTCCCGAAATGCTTGTTAATCTGGATAGATCTTTTCGCAAGAATCCTTTATCTGCATTATTCTCACAGTCATAACTATGGCACTGGAAACGCTCCATTTTAGACACTATCTGATTGTAATGGTTCTCAATGTGGCCTTCCATCATCCAGCCGACAACGTACAGTTTGCCGTCAACTTCTGCAATTATAGTTAATGCGGTCCTATCTTCTCCACCATATGCAGCATCTATGTGAGCTAACGCCCTCGACCCTTCCGGGAATTTGCCATATTTAGGCTCTGGGAATAATATATCACCATCTGCTATATGTTTTAATTCATAGTTAGCAGCAAATAAAGAACCTGGCATGGCTGCTTTTCTCTCTGCTATAACTTCAGGGCTTAATATCCCGGTTTGATAGACTGTATGAGTCTTGGGTTTCGGCATAATTGAGAAAGCATCGTCTTTATGCCACGGAGTCCCTGTATTGAATATATTGTGGTTCTCTTCTGAGGCTATATTGATTAGTTCGTTGTATTGGCTTTTTGTCTCTTCCCTTGCGGCAGTAGACACCCGGTCTTTTACTGTTACAATATCATCAGTAAAAACAGAACCATGTTTTCCGGTAATTGATGATTTCAGACCCATTCCTAATAATTGTCGACCCATTGCCCCCTGGTAAGAGGATAGCTCGTATTCGTTTGTATTATCTATAACCGGGTTCGGAAATATCCCGTAGATTGATTTATACAGTGTCTGTACCACTGGTTTTTGTATGTTCCTGGATACAGAAATGATAACATCTTTTACATCTTCTGACGTTTTTCTCAGGAATAGTACATTATCTTTTGGTTTTGATATTACCCATAATGTAAGAGCAACAATTAGACATGTAGTTTTATATGATCCTCGATGAGCCTGTAGTGTAGCATTTTCTTTCATCAAGAGCATTTGGATTATCCAATCTTTGTGAAGATCTTCTCTTAGTTTTGTATATCCGAGTGTATGAGCAAACGGGATAGGATTATCTAATATCTGTGATAATAGTTTTATGCTCATTTGCTTTCATATAACTTCTGGAGCTTATCTAATACTGATTCATCAATACTATGCGCTATCTCTTGCTTATCTTTCCACCCGAGCTGCTTAAGAGAAAATATAGCTACTGAACTATTTAATACATTATAGAGTCCTAACTTTTCCAGTTGAACCTCTTTTTTTTGCATCAGCATTTTTATAGAGTCAGATAACTCGGTACAGGTATTTGCAAGTTCATACATATATTTCCAGTTCCATTTGTTTAAATAACAGACTTCTTTAAATATAGGGATGTCTTCATTCTTAGTATAAACCTCGATAATTTTAGATATTTCTAATGGGTTATACTTTTTCGGACGTGCCATTTATCCACCTCTTATGAAAATCATATAAATCTTTATCATTTACTATTGTGTAGTCTTCAATATGATCATTTTCGGAATAATTCCCCGATCCTGATATTGTTATAAAATTTTTGCATGTTTTAATAATTGTTATTTTGCTATGGTTATATGCTGTTGAAAAACTCATATGTTTTGTTTGTTTGATTATATTTTCTATTTCTGACGCCTTTTGCCCTAGCAACATGTTATAGTTTTGCGAGAGCACCATATGGACCTTTTTGATATTACCGTCTTTTATTTGTTTGCTTATTAATTTTGCGGCCTTTATTCCCATTCGATATGTTGATATATACATTTCATCAATAACACCATAGTTTTTAATAATCCATTCAGTAAATGCATGCCTTGTTATTTTTTTTTGCGTTACTATAGTGTATAATGTTTTTGGTTTTATTTCATTACCAATCAAATCTTCTATATTTGATATCTTGCATTTCTGAAGGAACTCATATTTAATTGCCTTTGCTTTGTCCTTCATCATTTTTATATCATTTTCTATCATTCCTATATTTTAACTCTTTTCTAGTAGTATGTCTAATCCACAATAATTAGACGGTATAAAAGTCTAATTATTCTCTGTCTCTATATTGCATAATCACAAATCTTACCCAGTCAGTTGGTTTCCTGTGGTTGGTTGCTGACTCTGATTCATACGCTCTCAGCGCCCTTACTGTGATTTCTTGCGGATTGTTGAGAATAGATCGTGCTATTTTATTCAGTTCATCACAGAACGCCTGCTGGTTCAGTTTCCCTCTGGTTGTTTTTATTTCTGATGCTTTCAAAGTGTCTCCCTTAATAATAAAATTACTGACCGCCTCCAGGTATGAAGACGGCTGTAAGATGATTATTTTAACATTTCTGCTATTGCTGAAATTTTAGATGCTGATTCTTCACGAGTAGAAAACTTTTCCAGTGTTGAAAACAATTCCTCAAGTGCTTTTTGGACATCTGACAGATTTATGTAATCGATCATATACCTTTCACACTTTTTACTCATGTCGTATTGATCAATAATAAATAATTCACATTCTCCGTGTATTACGGCAAGTTCTAATTTTGAATATTCGCTAGACCATTTCGGACCAGATCCATAACCATTAGCTTCCGAGGCTCTGAATTTGATATCAATGCTAGTCCTTACATTCACATTGTCTGTTTTTTCTTCAATCCAACTCATAACATCATAAAGATCGTCTAATGTACTTTTTGTAACATTTTTTCTACTCTCAAAAGTCTTAACAATTTTCTGTGCATCCATCTGGACACCTCCATGTTTTTTATTATCCTGCATCTGCAAGATTTATATCCAGTGCCGGAATCGAACCGGCAAACCATTCTGGATTAACTTGCCCATTCTTCCCGTGAACATATCTTCCAATTTTCACCATCAAAAGTGTGTCCATCACATGTCAAAATAGATTCTTCGTCATAACTCCATACTTCACATGTTCCATTTTCGGGTTCTTTCCCTTCAATCGGAAGGCCAGTTAAATCATTTAGACAGTAATAACTAAATTTATCTTCATAAAGTATATGGCTATCAAAATAATTAAGAATATCGCACAATCCAGACAGCCCACCGAAATCATATAAAGTTTTAGCTGTTTCGATTAAATCAAGATTTTTCACATACTCCCATGATTCAGATAAATACTCAGGTGTTTTCCCACAATTCCCTTTAGCCATCATAGCGGCAACTTTCATTACGTCACTTCTTGTATATTTTTCCATCTCTAATCTCCTTAAAACTTTACACTTTCAATAATTTTTTCTACTTCTGTAATTTCTCCAGCTTCGATATATTTTTTAGCTATATCAAAATTACAGACACCATTCATTTTTCTAACAAGAAATTTTATGTCAAATTCTTTTGTATCGGCTTTGTCAAAGTTCATATTTTTACAATGCTGAACAAATGTGAATACTGACATATCAAGAAGGGATTGAAGAGATACTTCATCACTGTTTAAATCCATGTTCCATATTTCTGTATAAAATGGATGATTTGCAGCGTTTACAATATCGTCTTCAGAATCATGTATAAAAAGTCTTGAATCGGATTCGTCAAAAATAAGATAATCAACATCATCTGTATATCTTGATGATCCTAAATCTCTTAATTTCTGTCCACCAATCATTTTTTTTACCATCTTTCTTCCCTCACTTTCTATACTAAGTATACTACATTTTTACTCTCTTGTGTTATGTATGTGGGGTTTATTTACTCTTTTGTGTTATTTTATTTAGGAAAGTACTTAACAGATGTTAGTATAAGGCTTTTGTATTTTGCTGTCTAATGTGCGGAATTTCTAAGATATTAACCACTCGATTAAATCAATCATTATTTGTTTCTTTATCATGTAAACCTGGTATTTAATCTCTTAAATCATTGTTTAATTCCTTTATCTGTTGTTCTAGTTCTTTGATGATTAACTGACTACCGTCAAATGCTAACTCCATGCTTTTAAAGTCTTTCTTCAACTCTTCAATCTCTGCCTGTTGTTTCTTAATCTTCTTATCTCTATTTTCTAAGATACGGGCTGTGCCTTCAGAGACTTTTCTCAGGTTTATATTTAGTTGGTCAATTAGTTTTTGAGATTTCTGTTGAGCTGATTTATACCCTTCCTCAAATATTGTTGTAAAATCATTGTGATCAATGGGCTCACCAATATTGGTGCTATAATATAGCTCCATTGATAAATCTCTTATCTCATTTTCTTGGATAAGTTTTGATTCATTTTCCATTTCCAACGCTCCAATAATATCTCTTTGTATTCCGGTATATTCTGGCATATCAATCTTTTTCATTTTTTACTCCGTTTATCCATGGTGTACCACCCATGCAATTACACCCAAAACAATTACAGAAAGTACGGCCCAGGTTAACCCGTGCGTGAATTTCTTAAATGTCCCTTCTGATTTTAGTATAACGATTATCGATTCAAGAATTATTTTTATCATGTTCATGTCTCGCTTTTACTTTCTCATTTATCAACCGTATATTTTCTAGCCTTAACTCACTGTTTAATTCTCTCTGTTTTCTTAGCAATTCCCATAGATGTTCTATCTCTCTGTTTTTTGCTGTTACTTTCCCAGAAAGAATAGCGTTCCTTGTCGGAGATTCTAGTTTCTTAACTTTTCCGGCTAATCCGATATGCTGTACCCTTGATGATATGTAAGGCAGTCTCTCGTTTAATCCATCTGCGCAAAATCTGCCGCCTTTCAGCTTGTAATTCTCTTTTAGAAAAGTATCTATTTCTTCCAGTCTTTCTTTTGATCTTTTCATTTTTACCACCTTTTAAATAATGCCGGACTCTGAACCTCTTCTGGAGTCCGGCAAGGAGAATCATCAACATGAGAAATACAGACCTGTTTGTTTAAAACAACAATTCTATTTTCCAAATGTTCACCCATGCGGGCTATACTGCCAGTGCATTTGATTGCATCCCTAAAGGCTGGCAGTGATTGTTTTAATTAGTACCAAAAAACTGTTTTCCTTCCTCCTCTTGTTCGCCTTCTCTTTCGGCTTCATCAAAAAGTCCCATCTGTCCGGCTGCTTCATCAATTTTATGCTGTGCAAAACTTATATTCAAAGCCACCGTCTTGTTCTGTGCCATTGCAAGGGTTGCGGTTTTATCAATAAGAGGGACATCAAATGTTATCCTCATAGTCCCGCCCTTTGCTGCCATTGTTGCAACTTTAATTACTTCGCCTTTAATAAAATATTCTGACTGCATTCGCCACCTCCATAATATATTAATCCTATACAGGATTATTTACTCTGTGCCCATTTAAAAATACAAAAAGCTTTGTTTGTTTCAGAGCTCCGGTAATATGTCCCTTTTCCGGCAAGAAATGAGAAATCATAGTTGAGATCATTCCTTTTACAGAACGATTCGAATTTTTTTTGTTCTTTTTGATTATCTATCATTTTTTACCACCTATCTCTATTATATCACATTGTGTTATTTACATTCACGCCTTTTTTCATCTTATCAACCATTTCTTTGACTGTTTCGTTTAAAGGCTTAACAAATGTTAACCAGGGTTGAGCCAGCTCCCCTGATTTATATTTTTGCGTTGTTCCTTGTGGATCTGCCCGATACATCATCATTTGTCTGCAGCATTCTTTACACTGGCAAAATCCACATGATTGGTCTTGTTTTTTCCCATACTGCTCGCAATTAATTGCAGTCATCCAATCCCCATTTTTTTTAATATCACCGTATATTGTGCAATATAAACAATCCTCTTTTACATCAATATAATTATCTGGAAGGATTTCATCTGTTTGGATAGATGAAATAAGATTCCCGCATTCTGGACATGCCCGTCCCAATTTTGAGTAACAGGATCCGCATTTATCACATTTAAGCCATACCGGAGCACGTTTTTTATTCTTCTTTTCCACCTCAATCATAAAGTTATTTTTTTCTGCAAAATCATAAGCCAGATATAATTTAAAAGGAGTATTGAACTTATGCTTTCTTACAATATGGTCATATACATCAGAAAGGTTTGGCTCTTTACATTTCCCGGCAAAGGTGCTTATTTGAGCATAAAAAGCACTATTCACATCTTCATCTTTTGATTTATATGTAGATACCATATCAGATATAAAAATCTCTTTTGTCATCATCTGCCGTATTTCTCCTGTAATCTATCAAAAGAGGACCGTTTATCTTTTTCTTGATTTGGTTTTGATTCTGAAGGCTTAATATATGATTCTGATTCACATAGATATTCAGAGAAATGTGTTGCAGAGAATAATGTAGACGGTCTAAGATATTCAGCCATTTTTGACCCTTTCCATATAATAGCTTTATGATCAATGACCTTCTTAAAATCCTCTACAGAGAACTTTTCTTTCAGTCGGGCATTGATCATCCTTTTAACTGCTGTCGTCTCTCTGTAGCCTGTCAGTGATTGATTCCCGGTCATTTTACGCTTTGCATCGTTTAGATAACGAAGGATTACTTTTATATCGGATATTTCTAATTTCGGTTCAAAAAGGGTTAATATATCATCTGCAAAATCATCTATTGAATCACTTTCTTCTGAAGGGGAAAAATCATCTTCAGTCATAGTACCATAAGACCAAGCACTCCAGACTCTATCACAATAGTAATTACCTTTAAGGTTTTCAACAATTATTCTCTTGAGATCTTCTCTTCTGCTCTTTTCCATATCAATCCTTATACGGCTTAACAAACAAACCGATTTTAGTATAGTAAACCCTTACTTGATTTATCCCTTTGTAATGCTCTTTGTACCATTCCCCAGGAATCCCGACACAGCTCCGATGCTCTGGGGAATACACTTTCCGAGACCCCAACCTCTTAAACCCTTTTTCTGCTGGTAATATGTTTGACTGGGAATAGAAAAGAGTATCACCATTTTCATAAATCTCTGCTTGCCCGGATTCAAGCCCGATAAATTCCCCCATAAAATTGATCCTTGCTGTAAATCGTGGAGAAGGGGACATATAAATATTTTGTTTTTTCAGCATTCTTTATCTCCTATCTAATATTTGCTGTGTTATTTCTTGTCTGATTGCTTCTACATGAGCCTCTATAAGCTCAGTTTTGTTTGGAGACATTTGTACAGCACTATTACAATCTCCGCTGTGTGTGAGCTCCATATTAAGTTCGTGGTGGATAATTTCTTTTCCATATTTCTTTATTGTCCAGCGCCTTTGAGGTATTTTGTGGGCAAGCTCTATTTTATCGGATACTTTAAATAATTCGCCACATCCGGCACACCGGCCGTTTTGCTCTGAAAGCTTTCTTGCTTTCATTTCCTGTATATTTTCTTGTTCATAAAAGTTCATAATTTATTCCTTTTAATATGGTTTGGAATTCAGGTGATTTTACTTCAACTTGCAACATCTCAGAAATAAGATTATCAATTGTTTTTCTTCTCTGGCTCTTAGAATATGAACTCCAAGCCTTTAGCTTTCCAAGTATTTTGTCTTTATAC